CTCCTTTCTTGTATGTCTTTAACAAACTTACAATATTCTTTCCTCTCACTATCTGTCAAATGATCAAAGATCTGTCCGAAACATTCCCTTAAAGAACTCTCTACAGGATCTAAATTCACCCAACTCCTAAAATCTTTTCTATTATTTAAATTTTTTGATTGTGCAAGCATATAAAATAAAAACATACAAATTTACTCATTATCATATGTAGTAATATTTATTTTTGTGGCCCTATACTAGCCTACGTAAATACGTACTTTGGGGAACGCCCGTGTGTAGTTTTCATTAATTTTCCACTCTCAACATGCAATATATAAATATCAAAATACGCAATATGCAGTAACTAAAACTAACGTGTACCATTTGGTTTAGTGGGATACAGTTGTGTTATCAACTGTATCCTCCTCCATGACGATGTACAACTCGCCAAATTGTCTCTTAATCGATTTGAATCTCTCCAAACACTGATCAAAAGACGGGAAATGATATTCCTCCACATAATCTTTCAGCCCGCAAGCCTGGATTATGGTTTGGAACATCTTCATTCGCCTCTCATGAATTCTGCGTCCGTAAAAGAAATACTCATTACTAGCAGAATTCATGACTGCAATAGCCTGTTCTTCCATACCAATGGTTTTTGATTTAACCCAAACCATTAACATCTTCTCAATCGATTCATGTTCAAGAGGTGCGAAAAAAGCTTCTGCCTCATCATTCCACTCCCATCGTCTTTTCAGGAAACTACAATCCTTAATATCAATAAAAGCCTGCGACTGACTCTCCTTGTCAGCCATAGTGTACTTGACCCCATACCTACCCAAGTAATCTTGAATAGATGTGTGATCAAACCCGACAGCCTTCTCACTAACACTCATTAAATTATCATCTCCATAAGTAATTAATGATACATAATCATCAAATTTATCAACTTTAAGCTTGGTAATATCAACAAAAGCCATTCGCATATACAAGCTATTGACAATTGAATTGATTATGACGGTTAAAGGATGACCTGACGGATTGCTTCCAAAGAATTCAACTAAATCTCCATTGAAATTCATCCAAGCGAATGAGACATCAAGACCAATACCCTTGATAACCAACAGATCAGTTTCATCATAATTTCCACTCAAAGCACAAAGTCTTCGAATAACATCAAACGCAGCTTGAATCATTTCAGAACTCATTTTCTTGTCAAATTTACTGAAATCACCACCAACCATTCTTTTCTTTCCATGAGTGGTAACATAGCTGTATAACTGGGTCCATTCTTTTGATTGACAAGCAATACCACATGCACACTCAAAGACGTGTTGATTCATTTGAATAACTCTAACTAAGGATAACAGATATTTGCGTACCACCAGACTCCAAGCTATAGGAGCCGCGGCAAACACTCTTGTTTTCCCCAATCTCGATTTTTCTTCTGAAACCGGTTCATCCTTT